AATTTGTAAACGATGTGCTTGCATAAAGTGTAAAGGATGTCCTTGCACAAAATGTAAACGATGTTATTCTTGACAGTCCTTCCGCTCCTGCCAAATCGAATACATAGGGACTTAGTCGCCTGTGTCTGGTGAATAGCCGGACAGGGTAACGGGTCTCTTTTTTATTACAAGGAAGTCATGAAGGTTGGTGGTGATTATGTAGCATGGATAAATTGACGTTAAAGCAGAAACGGTTTGTAGATGCCTATATTGAGACCGGCAATGCTACAGAAGCCGCTAGAATGGCCGGATATAGTAAGAAAACTGCGAATCGCATTGGTACAGAAAACTTGTCAAAACTTGTCATCCGCCGAGCTATTCAAGAGCGCCTGGACGCCATGGAAGCGGCCAAGACGGCAACGCCGGAGGAAGTGATGCAGCACCTGACAGCGGCTATGCGAGGCGAGATACGGGAAGAGTGTATTGTATCGGAAGGAACCGGTGAAGGATGTTCCAGGGCCCGCATCATGAAAAAGCAGATAAGCGCGCACGATCGACTGAAGGCGGCAGAATTGCTGTTGAAGCGGTATCCGACTAAGCCGGCACGGGAAGAACAAGAGCTTCGTAACGAAAAACTCCGGGCGGAAGTCGCAGATCTGAATACGCATACCGATGAGGAGGCAGTTGTATTTGAATTCTCACGTAAATCGGAAACGACAGAAGAAAATTAATATAGCTGACCTAATCGCCCCATCATTCGATGAGGTGTTTTTTGATGTGGAAGCACATCGGCACACGTTCTACATGCTGGCCGGTGGTCGTGGCAGTGCCAAGTCATCTTTTGTGGGCGGCATCCGCATCCCGCTGTCGATGATGGAAGACCCGGATATCCATGTCGTCGTCCTCCGTAAAGTCGGTAACACTATCAAGAACAGCGTCCTGCCTCAGATTGTCTGGGGGCTGGAACAGATGGGTATATTAGATAGGTTCCGCATCAAGATGTCGCCGCCGGAAATCACGTACAAGCCGACAGGACAGAAAATCTTATTCTTCGGCCTCGATGACCCGGCCAAGGTCAAATCCATCAAGTTGCCTTTTGGCTATGTCGGCATCGTATGGTTTGAAGAACTGGACCAGTTCAGCGGCATGGAAGAAATCCGCAATGTATTGCAGTCCCTGCTCCGTGGCGGTCCGTCCTATCAGGTATTCGGGACATATAACCCGCCTAAAAGCCGCAACAGCTGGGTCAACGAGGAAATACTCGTCGACGATCCCGATAGGCTGGTCCATCATTCGACGTATTTAACAGTCCCTAGAGAGTGGCTGGGGCCGCAGTTCTTGGCCGAAGCAGAAAAGCTTAAGGCCAAGAATGAAATGGCTTATCGTCATGAATATCTGGGGGAAGTCACCGGCACGGGTGGCGCCGTTTTCGAGAATGTCAAGGAACTGCCGATGAATGATGAACTTGTCAGGAATTTTGACCGGCTGTATTACGGCCTGGACTTCGGCTTCGCTGTGGACCCGCTGGCGTTCGTTTCCATGTATTACGACGCTAAGCACGAGGATTTATATGTCTTCGACGAAATATACCAGCAGAAGCTTACGAACAGCCAGGCGGCCAAAATGATACGAAAAAAGGCGGACACGCGAGAAATCATTGCCGATAGTGCCGAACCGAAATCCATCAAGGAAATGAGGGACTGCGGGCTCCATATTAACGGTGCCCGGAAAGGCCCGGACAGCGTAGACCATGGTGTCAAATGGTTACAGGACCGGGCGCATATCTATATCGACAAACGGCGATGCCCGAATACGTATCGCGAATTCATCAGTTATGAGTACGAAAGGAACCGGCAGGGGCAGTTCATCAGTGCCTACCCGGATAAAGACAACCACGCTATCGACGCAGTCCGGTATGGCATGGAACGAATGATTCGCGGCAGTAACTTCAGCTTTTAGACGGGAGGTGAAATGATGCTACAAGGAATACAAGCTTACTTTGGCCCGGGAGCGGATGATCCGAATGAGATCCTACGCCAGGGGGCCTTGAAGAATATGACGGATTTGCAGTTCCTGGCCACGGAGACCTTGAAATGGCTGGGCTGTCCGAAGCGCAGCATGCAGATGAAAGGCCGTGCCTATTATCGATATGCCCATGAATTTGAAGATACCGTATTCACAGTACGGGACGCCGACGGCATGCCGGTCCAGTACAAGAAAAACATTAAGCATGTTATCGATAATCAGTATGCCAATATGGTAGACCAAAAGATGAATTACATGCTTGGCAAGCCCTTTTCTTTACAAACACAGGACGAAGATTATACAGCGCTTTTAGAGGCTGTTTTCGATAAAGCCTTTAAACGTATGCTTAACGTAGTTGCGGTGGATGCATTGAATGAAGGGCTGGCATGGATTCATCCTTATTACGATGAAAACGGACAGTTGCAGTTCAAGCACTTCCCGGGGCATCAGATTTTACCGTTTTGGGCTGATGATGACCATACACAGCTGGACCTGGCTATCCGTTATTATAAGACGATTGCCTATGAAGGATTGGTTGAAACGACGGTGCAGCATGTCGATGTGTATCGTAAGGACGGCATATACCGGTACGTGCTTAATGGTGGCCGGTTAATCCCGGATGCGGATATCCCTACTATCGCTTATGCGTCGATAGCGGATGCCGATGGGGGTACTGTTCCCGTTGGCTGGAATCGTATTCCACTGGTAGCCTTTAAATATAACCAGTATGAAATTCCGCTGATTCAGCGTGTATTGCCGTTACAGGACGCCATCAATGCCACCCGGTCCAACTGGAACAATGCCATGAATGAGGATATCCGCGACACCATCTTTGTATTACGCAATTATGACGGTGAGGATGTCCCTGAGTTCCGGCGTAAGCTGATGGAATATGGGGCAGTGAAAGTAAGCAATGACGGCGGCGTCGATACGTTGCGGCTGGAGCGCGACTCGAACCAATACACCGAATATCTGGACAAGACAAAGAAAGCGCTCATCGAAAACGCCCGCGGGTTTGACGCCAAAGACGACCGCATGAGTAACAACCCCAATGAAATGAACCTGCGCTCTATGTATTCAGACATTGACCTGGATACGGATATGATGGAAACACAGTTCCAGGCGGCGTTCGACCAGCTGTTGTGGTTCGTAGATCAGTATCTTTTGAATAGCGGCAAGCCTGACTATACACAGGAAAAAGTTATCTTTACTTTTAACCGGAACATGATTGTCAACGACGCCGATACCATCAATAACATCCGCAACAGTGAAGGCCTTGTATCCAATGAAACCCTGTTAGCGCATCATCCGTATGTCAAGGATGTTGCCGCCGAAATGGAAAAAGTCGCTGCTGAGCGCCAGGAATCCATGCCGGGCATGACCGAGGATTACCTGAACAGCGGAAATGCAGGCGGTGACGCATGACTTTACGGGATGCGGAGTACTGGGCGAAGCGGTTCAGACAGCTGGAAGAGGCTGAGCATGATAAATCCAGCCAGTATATCTACGAAAACGTAGAAAAGCAGTTCACGCTAGCCATTAAAGAGCTGGAAAAAGAGATTACAGCATGGATACAGCGGTTTGCTGAGGACAACGCCCTGAGCATGGCCGAGGCCCGCAAACGGCTGACAACGAAAGAGCTGCAGGAGTTCAAGTGGACCGTGGAAGATTACATCAAACACGGCGAAGAAAATCACATCAGCAGCGAATGGACGAAACAGCTGCGCAATGCGTCGGACCGGGTCCATGTTACCCGGCTGGATTCGCTGAAGATTCAAATGCAGCAGCACCTGGAAGCCCTCTATGGGAACCAGGTCGATATGCTGGACAAACACCTCCAGGAAACCTATGCCGACTCGTATTACCATACGGCGTACGAGGTAGCTAAAGGGCAGGAAGTCGCAGTCCAGATGAACCGCCTCGATAACGCCCGATTGGCCAGCGTAGTATCCAAGCCATGGGTACGGGATGGGAAAACGTTCTCAGACCGGCTATGGTGGGATAAGGACACGCTGAATACTGTCCTTCAGGAGCAGCTATCGCAAGCCGTCATCCGTGGTGAGCCTTTAGGCAATATCACTAAGAACGTGCGCGACCGGATGGGCGTAGCTATAAGCTCAGCGGCGCGGCTGGTTTCTACAGAATCGGCATTCTTCGCTACGGCGGCGCAACAAAAATGCTTCAGCTTCCTGGGCGTCAAAGAATATGAATTCGTGGCTACCCTCGACGATCGGACATCGGAAATCTGTCAGGATATGGATGGCAAGCATTTCAAACTGACGGACATGAAGCCGGGCACGAATGCTCCGCCCATGCATTGTAATTGCCGGTCCTGCATTGCGCCGTATTTTGACGACACGAAAGACAGCGCCCGGGCGGCCAGAAATCTAGAGACCAGCAAGACGGAAACCGTGCCGGCAGATATGACGTACCCGGAATGGAAGAAAACATATGTAAAGCCAAGCGAATTTATAAATGAAGAACGCTTGGTAAAGAATGTCGGCAATAAGGGGCCACATACAGTCGCATATGACTTCATTAATTCGAAAAAATATCATGATAACTTTGAAAACCTCACTGACCATAAGCCTGTAAATGAAGCGCTGTATAAAAAATCGGGTGAGATTCTGGGCCACAGAAACGGCACCGAATACGAAGATATAGCAATGCTGGATAGTAAAACAGGCGAAACATTGGCCGAAAATCAATCCGCATCTGGGGCGAATAAGTTCAAATCGGGTCTGACTAGAGCACAATCCGCGTATTTAGAAAACTTAGGAAAGACTTTTGAGGTTTTACATAATCATCCTGGCAGTAGTATGCCATCGCTAGCCGACATAAAGGGATTGTTTGCAAGAGAATTGGCCGTTGCATCAACCGTTATTGGGCATGACGGCTCTGTATATAGAATGCAAAAGCTAAAAAATAAATCAGATGTTGATAGTCTATGCCAAGATGTATATAATTATATTAAGGAACAACATCCAGATTGGGATAAAAATATGGTCCATCATGAAGCCGTCAAGCTTGTTATCTCAGAGCTGGAAAGTAAAAAGGTTTTAGCCTTTGTGATGCGGGGTGGAAAAAATGGATAAAGAACAAATAATGATAAATAGCAAAGGTGAAGAGATTATTGTTTTTTGTGATGACACCATGATGCCCCATACTAAAGAAGAGAAAGAAAAAGCGGAGGCAGCACATTTATCAGCGGAAGAAAAGAAAGAACTGCATAAATTATTAGAAGATAAATTTTTTAAAGAGAATTAACATCGTAAGGTATTAGCATAAAGCACTCATTAATATGGGTGCTTTTTTTATACCCATTTTCACGTCGCTCTGGTACTTCGACGGTAAATAGAGGACGAATCATCGAGGGCTGAACCTCGTTAAAAAGTGTGTTCGAAAGGAGTTTTCACAAATGACTAAAGAAGAATTGGTAAGCATGGGGTTGTCGGAAGAACAGGCCGGCAAAGTACTTGATGCGCATAAAGAAGAATTAAAGGAATACGTCCCGAAAAGCCGTTTTAATGAGGTCAATGAAGAAAAGAAAACATTGAAATCTCAACTGGCTGACCGGGATAAACAGCTGACGGAGCTTAAGAACACCGCTGGCGACAATGAACAGCTGAAACAGAAAATCGCAGAGCTGGAAGATACAAATAAGAAAGCCTCTGCCGAACATGAAGCACAACTCAAACAGCTGCGCATTGATCACGCGGTAGAATCGGCGCTTACCTCAGCTAAAGCGCGTAATCAGAAAGCCGTCAGGGCCCTGTTGAATCTGGATGATGTCGATATCGACGACGATGGCAAAATCAAAGGGCTGGACAAACAAATCAAGAAGCTGGTCGAAAGCGATGATACAAAATTCTTGTTTGAAGCAGACAGCGGCAAAACTACGGATGCCGGTGGCAAGCCTAAAAGTAATCTGAGTGGCATGAATATCCTCACGCCGCCCAATGGAGAAGACGATAAAGGAAGCGGCCAATCTTTGGGCGCGTCTTTTGCCGCTAAGTACAATGCCATGAATAACCCATCTTCTACTAATGGAAAGGAGTAATCTAAATGTCCCACATTAAAACAGTTACCACAGCCGTAACCCCGAATTTCCTCGCCTCTGCGGTAGGGTTGACCGTTAATACCTGCACTGTATCCGCTGACGGCGTTAGCGCAGATGAAAACGGCTATAAAATCGTACCTGCCGGAACGGTTTATCCGTCTAATGATGCTAAAGCAACGGGTATCCTTTTCGAGGATGTCGATGTTACTGATGGCGACCATGAAGGCGCACTCATCGTAGCCGGTCGAATCCTCAAAGACTGCCTGCCGTTTGAACCGGCAACGGAAGCCGTAACCCCGTTAACTGCATCCGGCATTATTTTTGTCACTGAGTAAAGGAGGATTAGGTATACATGGATATCTTAAAACTTGTCGAACCGAAAGATCTGCTTGATTTTTCGCAGAATTTCTCTGTTACCCGTAGCTATTTGGGGGATACATTGTTCCCGGATACGAAAACACAGAACTTCAAAGCTGAATTCTACCGCCTGGCAGATTCCCGGATGCTGCCGACCATGGCCCCGGTGCATGCGCTTGACGCAGAAGCCCATATTGGTCAGCGCCCGGCCCTGGAAAAAGTTACCCTTGAAAAAATGCTCATCAAGGAAAAAATCAACCAGTCGGAACGTATCCAGATTGCGCTTGATAACGGCGCGGCCCAGAATACCTTGGTCCAGTACATCTTTGATGACGCAGCCCGCCTGGCTGAAGCCGTTAAAACCCGTACGGAAGTCATGAAGTGCGATGTATTGCAGACCGGTGCGCTTACGATCAACGAAAACGGCGTCAAGCTGAGCGTTGATTATGGGGTACCGTCCGCAAATAAGATTAGCCTTGACTTCAGCAGCACAGGAGACCCGCTTACAGCTATCCAGACCATGGTGGATACCGCGGCTGATGCAGGCCAGAAACTTACTACTGTCGTTACTTCGACAAAGGTCGTAACGGCTATGCGTAAGCATGCATCCGTTCAGACCGCTATCAATGGCGTGAACGCTAAAGGTACGCTGGTTACCCGTGATGCTTTCAATAACTTTATGGAAGCTGAATTCGGTTTGACTATTCAGGTCAATGATGGCCGGTACCAGTATGAAGGGGCTAAAGGCAAGCTGACGGCAAACCGTTATATTGACGCCAATAAGTTCATCGGCCTGGCTACCCTGCCTAATGGCACTATGGGTACAGGCCTTTGGGGCGTAACACCGGAAGAGCTGGCCTATGGCCCTTGGACAGCTAAAAGCCAGAATCAGTACATTACGGTATCGATGTGGCAGGAACCGGACCCGGTAGCCACATGGACGAAGGCATCCGGCTTGTTTATCCCGGTTGTGCCCAACCCGAAAGGCATCTACATCGGCACGGTAACGATGTAGAGGAGGTGAGGATATGCTGGATGTACTGACATTGAAATCCTTGCTGGGGCTTGACCCGGGAGATATAAGCACGGATTCCGCGTTAGCCTTTGCGCTTGAAGATGCAGAGGAAATCATCCTGAACTACTGCAATATCTCCCAAATTCCTAAAGGGCTGGAGAAAACAGCGTATCGGATGGCCATGGACCTGTATCGGAACGAACAACCAGGCACCGTGAAAGGCAGCGCATCCGGCAGCGTTTCCTCGATTGAAGAAGGCGATACTACCGTATCCTTTAATACCAACTCATACGATGAAGCCTATGCCGCATCGTTGCTGAAGGTGTACAGCAAATCGCTGAATCGATATCGTAAGGTGGCGTGGTAGCATGAAACTCTCAATACCCGTAAAATTCGCCAGGGACGCCATAGAAGCCATGTACAGTGATACCTGTACAATTTATCAGTACGAGAAGAAAACGGACGCTGTGACGCATATCACGGGATCAGCTCGCAGCGTCGTGGTAGAGAACTGGCCGTGCCGATTATCATTCAGCAGTTACCCGGCTACGACGGATGACAGGGCCGCCGACCATGTATCTCAGACGATTCAATTATTCCTGTCGCCGGATATCGTTGTTCCTCCGGGGGCCTATATAGAGGTCACCCGCGGGGTGCAAACAACGGCGTACCGCAACAGCGGCAAACCGGCTGTATATGCAACGCATCAGGAAATCGAATTGATTCTTGATGCAGAGCATCCGTAACAGGAGGAAGTGCTATGGCTAAAGGGAACTTCAAAGACCTTGAACGATTCAGGGACCGATTGACGAAGCTGTCAGAAGACCAAAAGGACCAGTTTTATAAGGACTGCTGTAAAGAACTGGCGGCCCGCTTCCTGCGTAAGGTCATCAAGCGGACGCCTGTCGGGAAAGGGCAATTTGAAGTCGTCCGGGATAAAGCCGGCGGTACAGTGAAGTACAAGCGCGGTAAGCGGAAGGGCGAAGTCAAACTGAAACGCCTGGCCAGCGGCGGTACCTTGCGCCGGGGCTGGACGGCGGTATCCGAAGAGGCTGCTAAATCCGGAGGCACTGATATATCTGCCTACGTTAATGCCCTTAAGGTTGAGCACATGGGCAAAGAATATCGGGTTACATTGACGAACCCGGTATCCTATGCGTCGTATGTGGAGTACGGCCATGTACAGGAGCCGGGCAGGTTCGTCCCGGTCCTGGGCAAGCGGCTGAAAGTAAGCTGGGTCAAAGGTCAATTCATGATGACCATATCCGAACAGGAACTGACAGCAGAAGCCCCTAACGTATTAAGAAGGCGCTTGAATGCATTGCTGAAGGAGGCGCTGGGGAAATGATCACGGCCATAGAACAGGGCATTTCTAAAGCCATCTACGAGGTTTTTGGTGATGGCTACGAAATCCATATTGATGAATGTGAGCAGGGATTCACGAAGCCGGCGTTCTGGATCCTTGAAACCTCAGCCCAGCAGGAGCTGGTATTCGGGAAGCGCTATAACCGTAAATATAATTTCGATGTCCAGTATTTCCCGAAAGCGGACGGCTACGAACGGACCGAAGAAATTAATACCGTGACCGATGCCCTACTGATGGCGCTGGAGATTATCTCCGTAAACAGCGGGCTGATTAGAGGTTCCGGTATCAATTATTCAGTGCAGGATGGTGTTCTGCACTTTTTTTATTACCTATGAAGTATTCGTACTGCGCCCGGATGAAGACGTCCCGATGATGGAAACACTGACACAGACGCAGCATGTGAAAGGAGCAAACGATGGCTGATACAAAATTGGAAACGGCGGCAGCGAAAACGGAGCCTACATTTACCGTTGAAGCGCTTTACAGCGCGAAAAAATACGCCGGTAAACGGGATATCCTGCTGGCCGCGCTCGAAATGGGGAAAGAATACACCATGGAAGAAGCGGATAAAGCCGTACAGGATTTTATGAATCATGAAGTAAAAGAAACAGTGAATGCGTAATAGAAAGGGTTGATGAAATATGGCTTTAGGCGGCGGCACATGGCTTTTTCAGAACAAGAAACTGCCAGGTACCTATATTAACTTTGTCTCTAAAGTCCGCGCCAGTGTCAGCATTGCGGATAGAGGCTACGGGACCATGGCCCTCGATTTGGATTGGGGCCCGGAAGACAGTGTATTTACGGTAACGGCTGAGGATTTCCAGAAAAATTCCATGAAGATCTTCGGCTATGATTATGCATCGGATGAAATTAAGGGCCTGCGGGACCTGTTCCTGCATCTGAAGGTCGGTTACTTCTACCGGCTCAACAGTTCGCCCGTTAAGGCAACATGTACGATTGCCAAGGCTAAATATGGCGGTACCCGGGGCAATGACATCACCGTTGCCGTAAGCGCTAATGTGGACGATACCTCTAAATTCGACGTCACAACCTATCTTGACGTTGATGGGGTAACGACAACCGTAGATAAGCAGAAAGCCAAGACTTCCTGGGATGAGGTAGAAGATAACGACTATGTCGATTTCGTCCGGGATAAGGATTTGGCACTGACAGCCGGAACCAAGCTGACCGGTGGCACGAACGGCGAAACCATCACCAGCGCCCAGTATCAGAAGTACCTCGATAAAATCGAACCGTACTACTTCAATGCGATGGGCTACCCCGGCACTGATGACAAAATCCAGAGCCTGCTGATTCAGGCAACGCGACGCCTGCGCGATGACGTCGGATCTAAATTCCAGCTCATCTTATACGGGGCAACGAAAGTCGATTATGAAGGCGTCATTTCTATCCTGAATAAGGTCAAAGATTCCGGTGCTTCTCCTGCGTCCCTGGTGTATTGGGTAACCGGTGCAGAAGCTTCCTGCCAAATCAATGCGACTACGACAAACATGGCGTATGATGGTGAATACGACGTAGATACCGATTATACACAGTCCGAACTGGAAAAGGCGATTACCGACGGCATGTTCATGATGCATAACGTCACCGATGCCGTAAATGGCAATGTAACCGGTGATACACGGGTACTGGAAGACCTTAATACCTTTACGTCGTTCACGAAAAATAAGAATGAAGATTTCAGCCTGAATCAGGTTATTCGTGTCCTTGACCAGGATGCCACGGATATTTCGCACCTCTTCAATACGCAGTATCTCGGCAAGGTACAGAATGATGATGCAGGCCGTACGGCTTTGTGGGGCGATATCGTAGCCCTGCACAAAGAATATCAGCGCGTGGAAGCCATCCAGAACTTCAAATCCGATGACGTGCCGATTCCGACACAGGGTGAACAAAAGACGGCTGTCCTGGAAGACTATGCAATCCAGCCGACCTGCGCGATGGAAAAACTGTACTTGAAAGTCGTTGTGGCATAAAAGGAGGGATGAATCATGTCGATTGATGCATTGTCTACCATGCAGGCTAAAGATGTCATTAACGCCCGTTTAGCCATGGCCTATGTCACGGTAAACGGCAACCGTTATAAATTATTCCAGGCCAAGAAAATCACGGCGAAATTTAAAAAGGATAAGAAGGAAGTAGGTATCCTGGGCAGGGTCAACAAAGGCCATAAATCCGGCGGCGGTGAAGGCACCGGGAGCATGACCATTTATCAGAATACGGCCCTTTTCACGGATATGATGAAAACCTATAAAGATACAGGGGAAGATATCTACTTTGACTTGCAGCTTATTAATTCCGACCCAACGTCGGACGCCGGGGATAATATTACAATCCTGAAAGACTGCAACCTGGATGAAATCGGTATCGCCTCGGCGGATGCCGATGGTGATTGGCTTGAACAGGATGTAGACTTTACCTTTGAAGATTGGGAAAACCCGACAAAATTCAAGGAATTAGATGGTATGAAGGCTTAGGAGGGTATAATCGATGGCATCTACAAACAATGATAATTTAAAGGCATTTCTTTTGGAAAACGCAATCCCTGCTGAAGAAGTGACGTATGTTGCGTCCCGGCGTTTCGTGGGGGCTGATAGAAAACCTATCGCCTGGAAGCTTCGTATTTTGACCAGTGAAGAAAGCGATAAGCTCTTGAACCAGAGCAAGCATAAAGAATTTGTTCCGGGTACGAGAGATATCAAGATTGTTACGGATAATGAAGCCTTCCTTACCAAGCTCATTTGCGCCAGTGTTACATTTCCCAATTTGAATGACGCATCCTTACAGGATTCGTATCAGGCCATCGGGGCAGAAGACCTTATTCATAAGATGCTTACCCCTGGCGAATATGTCGACCTGGCCAGCGCGGTACAGGAAGCCAACGGCTTCGAGGTCGGTATGCAGGATAAGATCGAACGCGCAAAAGGTTAATCCGCGGGGATGAATTCGAGGGTATCCGTGCGGATTTCTACGCCATTATGGCGTACTATGCCCTCCATAAACTTCACATCCTGCCGCATGAGTTGTTAAGCCTGTCGTCTAATGAGCAGGCTTTTATTTATGCGGCAATACAGATTCGTGTGGAAAAAGAAGAAAAGGCCATCCGAAAGGTGAAGGACTGATAATCTGGCCGGAAAGGAGGACACATGGCTAGTATTTCGCAATATATCAGTTTAAGTGACGGCGTCAGCGGGCCCTTACGGAAAATGGCGCAGGCGGCTGATGTCACCGTGAACCGCATGCAGCGGCTGACCAATGTATCGAGCGCGTCAGAAGCACGATTGGCCAGGCTGGGCGATAGCGGTTATACGGCGCTGGCTACCGTCAGAAATGCAGCCGCGAATGCTGTCAGCTCTGTGGCTCAGATTATCCCTGTAGCAGAAAATTCCGGGAATGCCTTTACCTATATGGGCAATAAAGCCCGGGGAGCGCTCAACGGAATAAAGGCGTCCGCCGCGGGGTTGGCTTCCATGTTCGGGTCCATGTTCGCCATCGGGAGCGTCATGAGCCTGGTTCAGCGAAGCATGGCCGCCGCGGCAGAACTGGGCGGGGCTGAATTGCGGTTAAAAACCATCATGCAGCAGCGTATGGGTGCCACTGATGATATGGTAAACAGTATCAAGAACCTGATTGGCGAAGAGCAAAAGGCTGGCGTCGTCAGCCGGTCGGCACAGACGGCAGGCGCTCAACAGCTGGCCACATTCCTGAATAGCAAAGAGGCGCTGGGAACCCTGATTCCGGCAATGAATAACTTAGCGGTACAACAGCGCGGGGCTAAAGCTACCGGCGAAGACATGGTCAACATCGCCAATATGATGGGTCGGGCCTTACAGGGCAATGTAGGGGCGTTGACGCGTTGCGGCATCACTTTCTCCGACGCCCAGGCTAATGTCTTGAAATTCGGAACCGAGGAAGAACGCGCTGCTACTATGGCCGAAGTCATTACCCAGAATGTCGGCAACATGAACGCCGTATTTGGGCAGACAAAAGGCGGCCAGGCTGCGCAAAAGATGAATCAGATTAACGAAGCCATGGTAAAAGTAGGCCGCAGTGTAGCCGAGGCATTCAACTCCATGAAAATCGCCAGTGCCGATATACAGGTGGCCGGCGTTGAAATCCTGGGCGCTGTCATCATCAAGGTCATGCAGGTAATCACTGTTTTTGCAAGTGTCGTAACCTCAGTATTTGCCGCGGTAAAACCATTTTTCACGGGCATACCTGAAGCTATAGCAAATAACTGGAGCCTTATTGAGCCAGTACTCTTTGGCGTAGCCGCCGCATTAGGCCTTTATGCTGCTGCTTCCTTCTTTGCCGCTGATGGGGCATTTGCCCATTTTGCGGGCATGGTTGTTCAAACGGGTGCGGCGATAGCACACACCGTCGCCAGCTGGGCTGAAACTGCAGCGCTCATTGCGTTAACCATTGCACAGGACGGGCTTAATGCAGCTATTGCGGCGTGCCCGATTACCTGGATTATTGGGGCTATCATTGCCCTGATTGTCGTTTTTTATCTGGCTATCGCAGTGGTAAATAAATTCGCAGGTACGAATATCTCTGCAACAGGTATCATATTTGCCGCGTTTGCCTGGCTGGGCACGGGCATCATCAATACCATCAAGACCGTGGCTAATGTGTTCATTGCTTTCGCCAATTTCCTGGGCAGTGTTTTTCAGGATCCGTTAGGCGCCGTTGAAAATCTGTTTGCCGATATCTGGAACGCCGTAGCTCAGTATGTAGCTGAGGCTGTCAACTCCATCATTGACATGATTAACAAAATACCTGGAATGTCAAAAATCCATACGTTCAGCCATGTCAGTGCGCCTACGATAGCCCGCAAAGAAATAAGCGGGGCTGCCTTTTACATAAAGCCGTTTGAAATGGGGAGCCGGGCAGATAACGCCGCGGCTGCTTATGAAGCCGGGGCTAATCTTCCCGAAACTTTGAAAGATAAATTAGGAGGATTGACCGAAGGCCCTAAAGTACCGACGGCGGCGGATATTGCTAAGCAAATCCCGTCTGCCGGTGATGTAGGAGGGGCTGGTGGCGCTGATGGCGCTGGTGCCGGTAAAGCCAGGGACGCCGTAGCAAAGAATACGAAACGCGCGGCAGACAATACGGATAGAATGGTTGATAAGCTGGACATGACGGACCAGGAAATCAAAGAATTGTGGGATACCATGACGCCTCAGTCGATTCGCCAATGGGATAATGAAAACACCATTACTATCCAAATCAACAATCAAAACACTATCTCAAACGATGCCGATATAGATGGTATGACGAGTAACCTGGTCCAAGGGTTACAAGAAATGTTATCCGTCAAGCGTAACGGCGTTAGCATTCCGGAGATGACGTAATATGTACTACATCTATCTGAGCTCCATGCAGGTCTCAATTCCGTCGAAAACCATGGAGACCAAAATCAGCAACAAAAATAAGACGATTAATCTTCTCGACACGGGGGAGGTCAACGTACTGAGGAAGCCCGGGCTGACGCAGGTCGCTTTTGAATTCATGCTTCCCAATAGCAAATACCCGTTTGACCAGTCGCTCATGGGCTACCAGTCAGCACCGGCCTATCTTGATCAGCTGGAAGCACTGAAGACAGGCATGCAGCCGTTCCCATTCATCATGGTCCGTATGAAGGACTCCGGGTCCATGATTAACATCACTGATATGATGGTTACCCTCGAAGAATATACTATCAAAGAAGACGCAGATGAAGGATATGACATGTATGCTGATGTTAAGCTGAAGAAATGGGTGGATTGGGGAGCTAAAGAAATCGAAGTAAAAACCGATGAAAATGGGAACACTACCGGGACAGTAACCTCGCCGCGCAGCTCTATCGGGCATGATATCCCGAAGAATGTCTTTGTAAGTACGCAGAAGCCACAAACATTGCAAACGATTCTGCGCCAGCAATTCGGTAAGATGGACAGCACCAATATACTGTTCCGATGTGCTAAGGTGAATAAGATCCTGATTCCTGCCGTGCTAAAGGCAAGACAGCAGGTGAATATTGATATGCAGCGGATGAAAGACGCAGGAGGGCTGGTGATGTACTGATGGCCGATACAAAGACGGATACAGGAGCTGCAGCAGGCTCTTCGTCCAATACAAAACAGCAAGAATATCAGGTCAACACGTTAGCTCAGCCAATCCCGATTTCATACCAGATGATTATAAGCAATCCGATGACCAATAAAACGCTGCTCGTGGACCCTGTGGGGGACGTGAAGCTTACCCCCCCCTTAGACTGTGCCCCGGCGAAGCTTGACTTTCGTTTGGCAAAAGACCCGAATCTCGATTTTCAGGAAGGCAATAAGGTACAGTTTTCCGTGAACAATGAAGTCGTGTTTGCAGGCTATGTATTCCAAAAGGACCATGACAGTGATGATGATATCCGCGTCCTGGCGTATGATCAACTGCGCTACTTGAAGAACAAGGATTGCATTGTCTACAAAAATAAAACGGCCACGGAGCTAATTCGGCAGCTGTGCGATGATTTACACCTGCAGACAGGGGACCTGGCTGATACCGGGTACAAGATTCCTGTCCGGGTAGAGCAGGATAAGACGTACGCAGATATGATTATGCGTGCGATTCAGCTCACATTTGAAAATACGCCTAAGCATCCGATTTATTATATCTATGATGATGCCGGGAAAATCGTTCTGAAAAGTATGGACCAGATGAAGACTAAGGTCTACATCGATAAAAGCCAGATGCAGGGATACCGGTACACATCATCTATAGATAAGGATACCTATAACGCTGTAAAAATCGTACGTGAAGCACCTGGCGAAAAAGGCAAGAAGCTGGTTAATACGGCGCTCATTACGGACGATAACCACATAAAGGAATGGGGCTATCTGATCTATGTCATGCGCCCGGATAAAAAAGATGTCCATGCCATGGATAAAGCCAAAGGTATCATCACGTCTAAGGACCGCAAGACACGGGAAATCAGGTTCCGGGACGTCATCGGAAATACCAGCGTCCGGGCAGGGTCCATCGTGTATGTGAACATGAGCCTGGGTGATATCACCATAAATAACTACATGCACGTTACCAGCGTCACCCATCACTTTGAAGAATCTTTGCATACCATGGATTTGGATGTCATGTACATTGACAAACCGTCGACGTACGAAGTGAAATATAATAACGATGCGGCGGTTATCCGGAAGATTCAAGCCGCGGAGGCGGCGTCTAAACGCAGCCGCGGAGGCGGCCGTGGCTACGCGGCCACTGGCACGTATTCACAGTCCGAACAAGGGGCTTACAGCAAAATGCGTGCTCTTGGGGCGTCCGATGGGCAGGCTTCCGGTGTACTTGGCAATATCCGCCATGAAGATAGTGATTATTCACCATATGCGACTAATGGCACTCATACCGGCCTATTCCAGCTTGATAATGATGACCGGTGGAAAAAGTATGAGGACTGGTGTACGCAGAATGGTATGGACCCGGGATGTAATGACAATCAGATTACATACGTAACTACCGTTGAAAACGGCAATATCTTTACCGGGGACGGCTGCCCATACGGGAAAATCCCGGATGACCCCAGTCAGGCAGCGGATTGGTTTAATACAAATATCGAACGAAGTGGCGAAGACAGCTATGCATCCGGGCGGTGCGCCTCTGCCGAATCCGTCATGAGTGACATTGGCAGTCAGACAATCGGTGTCGAAACGCTGCAATATCCTGAAATTTATGGTGGTAGCTATGGTAACAACGGGACCAGCCCGAACTATGATGGCGACTACACCAATGACATGGTGCATGAAGCTTTCGAGGCCAATGCCGGCCGTGTCAGCCCATACCATGACGAGGGATGCGTCGATACTACGTGCGCCACCGCGTCTTGGTATAACTCAGACATGAAAGACGCGTATGATGCGGGCATCGTTAATACCGATGATCTAATCGGTTTTCTCGGGAATCGTGGATATACGCTGGAGCCGTTTGACTTTGAAGCCGGGGCAGAACCCGGGGATTTGCTATTCTATCCGGGGACTGCCCATGTAGTTATTTCCGATGGGGCTGGCGGTGCATTTGGCAATTCCAGTTCGCTGGATCAGGCAATGCACTATGACGATGCCTGCAATGCCTGGCATACGAATGAAGCCCCTGCGTATATTATCCGAATGCATAAGAAAACATAACTGGAGGTGGTTATATGGAGCACGACTACGCAAGGCTGATTAACATCATGCAACAGATAGCAGCAGCAACCATAGAATCCAGCTCCCCTGTTGACGTCCAGATTGGTGACGTTACATCGACGTCACCTTTGAGCATACGCCTGCAATCAAAATTGGAAATCCCGGAAGAGCTTATCGTGCTTACCAAAAACACGACATGCTGGACCGCCTATCTTACAGTTGACCATATTACTGAAGACGCGTCTGGCGGCAGCGGTGAAGCCGCCTATGCACCGCATCATCACGGGTATGCCGGGACGAAGCCTTTTGTAGTGCATAATGAATTGCAAGTAGGTGACAAAGTCATTATGCTGCGGGAAGCGGGCGGGCAGCGGTATATCGCGCTGGACCGCTGCTACAATCCAGATGAGGGGTGTAAAGACCGATGAATACTATACTACCAATTAGCTCTGAATCACTTATTCCGGATATGTCGCAAAACCCGGAAACCCATCAGACTTCCTATACGTTTAACCTGGACTATGGCGGCGATGGGCAGGTAAAAGGGTTTTGTGATGAACTGGCGGCGATGCGTCAGGCAATCTATAAAATCATTAATACTGAACGTTACCAATACCCTATTTACAGCTGGGATTACGGCATAGAGCTGGCCGATTTGTTTGGCAAGCCTATCCCGTATGTCTATGCTGAATTACAGCGCCGTATTACAGAAGCGCTGATGACCGATGACAGGATTAACAGCGTTACCGGATTCGAGTTTTCGAATAGCGGTATCGGCGGTGGCGATGTACTCGTCAAATTTAATGTAGATACCATTTTTGGAACCATATCTGCGCAGAAGGAGGTGACTGGCGTTGTATGAGCATTTATATGAAAATATGACCTTCGACTTTATCCTAAAGCGTATGCTTAAGCGCGTCCCGGACAAATACGATAAGCGTGAAGGTTCCATCATCTACGATGCCCTGGCACCGGCCGCCATGGAGCTGGCTGAAGACTATATTATGTGCCGGGTCATCCTGAAAGAAACCTTTGCTACGACGGCGGACCGGGCTTTCCTCATCGAACGTGCGAAAGAGTATAACGTGTACCCGCAGGAAGCCACCTATGCGGAAGTACTGGCGAAATTTAACCAGGCTATTAGTATTGGCGCCCGGTTCTCTTACGAGCAGCTGAATTTCCGCGTTACTGAGTTGGTGGATAGTAGTGAGCATACATATAAGATGGTATGTGAAACTGCGGGCATCCAAGGCAATAATTGCGTCGGTGATATTGCCCCGATTACCAATATATCGGGCCTGACGCAAGCCGAAATTACAAAAGTCATTACACCAGGCGAAGACGAAGAAGATACAGAAGTCTTCCGGCAACGGTATTTTGCCGCATTGAAGTCTAAAGCCTACGGCGGCAATGAGGACGACTATAAAGAAAAGATACTGGCCCTGCAGGGCATAGGCGGCGTCAAGGTTTATCGGTGCTGGAATGGCGGCGGAACCGTGAAATGTGTAGTCTTGGGCAGTGATTACAGCCCGCCCACAGATGAGCGCATCACAGAACTGCAAAACGCCATAGATCCTACGCCTCAGGGCGAGGGTTATGGCATTGCTCCAATCGGGCATGTCGTAACCGTCAAAGGCGCGACGACGGTACAGATGAACGTATCTGCTACGATAACCTGTAAGACCGGGTATACCACTGCTGACGTTAAAAGCGCGATACAAGCCGCCGTAGAAAATTACCTGCTTGAGCAGCGCACGGAATGGACGAAACAGGATGATACGGAGTCTGTTGTCGTACGATGCGCCTTTATCTTAGCGGCTATCCTGAACGTTACCAATGTCATCGACGTTACAGATTTAAAGGTCAACGGAGAAACAGACCGCATCACCTTAGGCACGGATGAAGTACCAATCATAGGTGAACTTACACTGACAACGGGGGCATGAACTCATGGATAAAAGCATATTAAATCGAACGATAGACATTTCATGGTTATTGCCTCCGGTATCTAGAGACAGCCGTGATATCCAGCAAGTAGCCCAGACCGAAAACGCCGAATTTCAGGATACCTGGAGCGCTTTGTGCTACATATTCGGCGAACAGTTCATCGATTCCATGGAAGGGTATGGGCTGGAGCAATGGGAAGCCATCTTTGACGTGATGCCCAAAGCCAACGACACAGCCCGCGATAGGCGGTCCCGCATTTTGCAGCTGATTCTGGGCATGCGCCCGTATACAAGGCGCTCCGTACAGAATATGTTGAATAAGCTGTACGGAGATGGGAACGTTACGCTTGACGTTGATAATGATACCTATACATGCTGGCTGGACGTATCTGCATCCACTATATACAGCGCCAATAATATCTATAATTTTGTAGAACCTATCATACCGAAAAACTTGCTCATATACATCCGTAATACGAAAAAAGTGGCAGAGTCCTTGCATATCGGGGGCGCCTGCTTTTTTAATCCTAAAATCCATGTATTGGCAAATACGGACGTCCAGTTTGAACCAATTTCAGCTAAACAATCTATTTCAGGCCATATTTCAATGGCTAAGCATATTCATGTCTACGCAGGAAGGGGGAATTATTAAACTATGGCTTACTATCCTAATATAACAACCACGTTGCAAGGTCTGGACATCAGCTCAGCGGCAAATGCGGCGTCGAAGGCGATTATCTTTACTCGTGTAGTCGTCGGCGATGGCGCGGTACCGGATGGTACATCTATTGAGAGTATGACGGATATGGTCAGCGCTAAAATGGAGCTGTCTGTAACCGATGCTGAAAATCAGGGCAACGGGCAATATTCCATCTATGCAACCATTTCCAACAGCGACTTAGAAACGGGCTTCCGGGCTACCGAAATCGGTGTATACGCTAAAGTAGATGGCGACGAATCGGATAAGCTGTTCGCTTACACCAACGGCGGAGCCTACGGGGAATATATCCCATCAAAAAATATACCGATTAAAGCCCAAAACATTCAGGTCGACGTGGCCATCGGTAACGCCGAGACGGTCAACATCACATTAAAAGACGATACCTATGTAACCGTAGATACACTTAATCGGCATAATACCTCGGAGACAGCCCATGAAAACCGCTTGTACGTGTCTAAAACGGCTGATAAGCCGGCCAGTATGGCCGACAATGGCATATGGGTAGAAATCGTCGAATAGGAGGATAACAATATGAGCATTTTAAAAATCATTTTACATCGCTGGAACAAAACGACAAAATCGCATGATACCATCCATCCCGAAACCGAAGTAGCTCAGGTCACGGACTGGAACCAGGGCATCATCAATACACTTGCAAGCACGGCGTTGGGTACTCTCGTCAACACACTGACATCGGATAGCCTGCTTGCTACGATGATTCAGAAAGTGCTGACAGCCACGGGAGTGAAGTACAATATCGCACAGAATGGGTATGTCTGCCTTGGAAGCTTCTTTGGCGGCTTAATTATACAGTGGGGAATTAGTTATGAAACGCAAACTCTTACGCTACCGATACAAAGCAAGATATTAGCCATTACCG